CACCTCACGGGCTCGAGCTGTCCCCCCACCACAACCTGCCCTACGACGAGGAGGGGTGGAGCGGTCTATCGCACCCCCACGGCGGCGCTGAGCCGCTCGACTGGTGGCGGCTTGATGTCGTCCACGACCGCTTCCCCGCCTTCGACCAGGCGCTCCGCTGGAAGCCGGTCCCCTTCACCACGACGTGTCCGCTCGCCCAACTCGTTCGAGACATCTACTGCAACACTGGGGCGTGGGCTGAGGCGACGCCATGGCGATGACCGAGCACCTCGACGACGACGGCTACCTCGTCGAGCCACCCGCCGGGAACATCACCCCCATCACCACGGCCGCCGCCAGCGCCCCACCCCACGACCTGCGCGCCGAAGCCGCACTCCTCGGCGCCGCCCTGATGAACGCCGGCGCCGCCCACCACGTCGTCACCCTCGGGCCCGACGCCTTCTACAGCCCCGCCCACGCCCACATCGCCGACGCCATCGCCACCCTCACCAGCGACGGGCACCCGGCCGACGTCGTCACCGTCGCCGCGTACCTCGGAGACGTCGGGCTCCTCGCCGACATCGGCGGGCCCGGAGTGCTCATCCAGCTGCAGACCAACACCCCCGCCATCGGCAACGCCAGCCGCTACGCCGACATCGTCCGCACCCACGCCGCCCGACGCCACATCATCACCACCGCCCGCGACCTCGCCGAGCTGGTTCCCGAGTCGGAGCTGTTACGCGTGGAACCTGAGACGATGGAGGAGGAGCGCGCCAACGTCGGCCTTTAGGATCGACCAGGCCGGACAAGTGGAAGTGAAAAAAGACTTCCAGGCATTGCCTGGAAGTCTTTTTTTCACTTCCCTTTTCCGCCACGGAAAAAACCGTGCGCTCGCAAGTTTCGGGATGCCGCCTGTCGGCATTTCGCGGAACAGAATTTCGCGTCTGTCCGCGTGCATTCAAACAATTCGCAGCAAACGTGACACCTTCTCTGAATGAACCAACGTGGCCGATAGGTGCCACCCAAACCGTTTTTCATGATCGACCCTCCTTGTCACGGATTTTACCTGAAGGGAATATCTGTGACAAGTGGGGGCCGGTTTTCCGGCCCGGCCGGCGGGATGGGTCATGCAAAAGCCATAGGCCGAGGGGTAGGCCGGTTTCGGCCGGCCGGACCAGGCCGAGGCCGAGGAGCTGGCCGCGGACCAGGCCGAGGCCGAGGAGCTGGCCGCGGACCAGGCCGAGGCCGAGGAGCTGGCCGCCGACCAGGCCGAGGCCGAATTGAGCCGCGGAGCGGGTCAAGGGATTGGCCGTCTTCACGCCGGGCGTGAAGTTGACGAGCCAGGAGGATATGATAGCCCCGCCGGCGCCAACCGCGAACATGGTCAGGCCGTCGGTGATCTCTTTTACTTTTTGCGAAGCCATGGAAAAACCCTTTCGTTTAGAGGAGAAAAACCGGACCCTTACGACGGCGCCGGCGCGCCGTTTTCTTGGCGGCCTTCTTGCGCTTTTTCTTCGGCGCCGCCTTTTTCGCCTTCTTGCGCTTCTTGCGTGCAATCTCACGTTCATCGCCAATCACGCCGTAGATGTACACGATATCTTTGCGCAACCAAGCAGGGATGTTGTAGAGGTCGGTGAGGCTCGGTGGCGATTGTGATCCGCCTAGCGTGTACCATGCTGAAAAGATTTCCAGTGATAGCGGATCGCATAATCCGTCCGCCTCTTCTTGCGCCTTCTTCTCAGCAGCAATGCGCCGTAGTTCTTCCGGGGGTTTTGGCTTGTCTCTATCATCGTCGTCGCGCTTTGCTTCCTCTTCCGCTTCGACAATAATTTTCGCTAGGCTGCGGACGGCTTCGCGTTGATCCGAATCATTTTTTTTTCATTCTCATCAACCGGCACCATACCAAGTAAGCGCAATGGATTGCCGGCCATGATCACCGTCTCGTACAGATAATCAAGTGTGGCGGTTGGGATGTTCTGAATAGCCGTTTCTGGTTTGCGCCATTCGTCCGGCCACGGTACCACTTGCCACTGCGCTTGTTCGCGATCTTCAGGTGTTGCCGCTTCCAGATATTCACGCATTTCAAGTTGCGTGCACGCCGCCAAAACCGAAACATACTTTAGCAACAGCATCATGTAAGCGTTTGCTTCTTCGGCTAGATCGGGGTCCATCTCGTCAGGCACGCCAAACTTCTCAACGTATGCCGTAAACGCCTTGCGCCGCAATGCGCTGTATTTCGATTCCTCATAGGCTGACATAGTAGCAAAGGTGAAACGGTATTCATTGACCGTTTCACCATCTGTCACCGTTAGGTCAGCAACTTCAGTTTTTCGCCATTGGCTTAAAAGCATTAATAAGAACTCACATTGTTTACAACGGTAATCGTGATCGGCGTGCTGCTGTCGTCAACCATATAGGCGGTCAAACCTAGCGTAACCAATCCGTCGCCGTTTGCCTCTGGTTCGGTGTCCATTGTGTAGGACACAGACGGGATTTCGATTTGCAGCGAGTAAGGCACGCTAGCCCCGCTGATGTTGTTGTCAGACTCAAACAGGATGTCAATCGCACCGGTGACCGCGTCAAGGTCAACCGTACTGCCACCGGTTGCGCCGTAGTGGAAAGCCTCGTAAATATCATCACTGATATTGACTTCACCAATCGCTAGGCTGATGTCAATTGACTGCTGCGCCAACGAAGTGCGTACCGCCTCGCCAATTGCCCTGTCGTCTTCGCGCATCGTGTTGGCAACGGCGAATTCCATTGAGCGGATGCGTTCAACCACGTCATACCCGTTCAGGCTCAGCGTGGTTCTCGTCATGTTCCACGGCGCAATTTCGTCAGCTTGTTCAGTCACATAGGTTGGCGAACCGCTCATCGGGTTCAACGTCAAACCACGCAACTCAATTGAACCTTCAATCTGATCAGGCGAGATTGCCAGGTTCAACGACGTGGCCCGCATGTCAACGCCGCGTGCGATAAAAGCGGCGTCGCTTTCCTCCACAGACCAGGCCGCTGTCATCCACTTATGCGCCGCCGAACTACCCAGCGTGCACACGTGCGTGTAGTGCGTGCTGTTGTTGGATGTGCTGACTTGAAAGCCAGCGGCCAACAGAGCAGGCACAATAAACTTCGGTCTCAAAATAAAGGTCGCCTTAGCATTTGACATGTAGCTAGGGCGCTTGATCGCAGACTTGCGCGCCGTGGCCCGTGCCGCTACTGCCGGATGTTCCAGCGGGGGTTCGCGCTCGTCATACGTAGCACCAATGCTGCTGACCGTGGCCAGCGTTTTGTACAGTGTGGTTGCTGCTGTGCCTTTAGAACCTTGCTTGGCTAGCGCAAACCATGATTCTAAGGAATTAGCTTCAGATGTCGCTGACATTCGGGGTTTCCTCTGTTAGTTCCACAGCCGGTTGTGGCTGTTCCGTTTCCAATTCAATGCCAAGCGCATCGCGCCGGTCATGGATCAATTGCGCCACACACCGATCCGCCTCAGCTTTGCGCTTATCGTCATTGCTCATACGCATGGCGTCGTCAATCACGTAATAAAGCGATTCCTGCGTGTCAACCGCAATCAAGCCAACCTGAGCCAGTGCCGCGCCGTGCTGCTTCTCGATGTACCGTAATAGGTCTTTTCGTGTCATACCGTGTTACCTGTCAGTGTGAAATAGACTGCGCTGATGCCATAGACCGAATCGGCTTGGCTTGTTGGCTTGTCCCACAGGTTGATGTTGCTACGGAACATCTGCCCATCGCCGGCACTGATTACCCTTGATAGCTTGCTACCGTCCGCGGCTGTGACTGCGCCAAATCGCAAGGTTGACAACAGATGCGCCGTGCGCCATTCGAGTGTCTTGGCGTCGATTGTGGCTTGCTCGCGCGTGCCATCGGTGACACAGATTACGGCGGCAGTGTAGGCATTAACGCGCCTAATTGCAGCGCTACCATCTACGCCACCGGCCTGCGCACGCCCATCGAATGACATGATGATCCCAAAAGGCAGCGTGCACCCTTTGAAGTCAACCGCATCAAATTGCGCCCAACGCTTGACAGAAGTTAGCTTCAGCGTTGCATAGCTAGATGCCGGCCCCATGCCCGCGAATAGCTGTTCCGCCAAATATTCTTCGGCTGCATTCCAAAGCGATTCAGCCAACGGTCACTCTCCCAAAGAAAGCACGTGGTTGTGTGACATAGGCCGTCTCCGCCGCTTTGTCGAATTCGGCTTTGTGGTAGTTAGCTAAATCACGCATCTGCTTGACTCGACTATCGCTCCAACTCACGCTATGGCTACCCATACCGGTTGACTCACTCGATGGCGTGGCAGCGATTCGGTTAGCGATTGCGTTATAGCCACGGTAGTAGCAATAATGCGACGCCGCTTCGTTATCGCTTGTCAGCGCTATCGCTTCAATCAGCCAAGCGGAAAGCGCCGCCTCAATGTCCCCATCGGGGAACATTACCGGCTGCATCTCCCCGCTTGGATATTGCAGATCGTCAATCGTGATGGTCACGGCCATTGCTTAGCCTAAAGCCTTTAGCACTGTGGCGCGCGCCTTGTTTGCTTGCTCATATGCACGCGCCGATTCGATTTCATCGGCAGTCCACGAAGGGACTGCGGCAACCACATCAGCCGCAGTCATGGTTTCGTAGCCAGATGGCAGTACCGAAACATGCTCGGATTCAATCGACTGCGCATTGTCCGCTGCGTGCGTCTGCAACTGAATCAGCACGCCGGTACTCAGCAGACCTTGCACACGATGCGTTACTGCTACATCATGTGCCCTGCCATCGCCAACGATCCATACTTCGCCGGTAGGATGATCGGGGTGGACTTCCCACAATGCAACCCGATCATCTACCTTTGCTGCCATGACCTTGATTAAGTCAGTCATAGGTCAGATTCCTTACGCATTCACGTTGAGTGTGCGTACTGCGTTAATATCAAGGATGGCATAGCCTTCGTACTCGGACATGGTGAGGATCTGCGTTTGGCTGGTGATAAACCGATCCATTTCGCTGATCTCGCTGCCGATTTCAGTCACACGTTCAACCGCCATGCGCTTGTCAAAGCCGACAATCTTTAGGCTTGGCGCATTGCTGTTCCAACCATAGCGAACAAGGTCAGCGAACATATTGATCGGCGCGGCCCCGGTACCCAGGTTGGCAAGATTGACGGACGACAGCGGCACGTTAGCAGAACCGGTATTCAGTAGCGCCAACTGAAGCGCAACCGCATCCTGCATCAAGGCGGTGTTGACCATGTACGGCTCGGCAAACTTCATCTTATAAGCCAGCCAGCCTTTTAGCGTCAGGGTACCAGCGGTAGCGCCGCTGTCAAGCGTGGTCAGGTTGTGGTTGGTCGGTGCGCCGGAGTTGCCGTCGCCGCTAACCAACGTGTCAATCACAGCCACAACTTTGTCAATCTCGGACTGCACAGCCATCAACTGGATGAAGTAAGCAAGCTTATCGACACGCATCCGGCGCAGGTCTTCGTAGGAAGCTTGGATTGCCCGCCCGTATTTTTTCAGGCGAATGCTGCGGTCGCTGCCAGAGATTTTGGTAACAGGTAGTTCAGCCGATTCGCCAACACGGTATTGGCGCAACTTCTCCGCGTCAACCGTCAGGTAGTAGCTGCGGTAGTCAGCGCCATTGATCGGCGTGGTCATAGCAACCACTTCCGAAAGCGGAATTGACGGCGCAAGCTGCTGCGACAAGCGCGGCGACATCGCATCGGTATAGGGACGTTCCCAGGAGCCAGCAACGCCATCATTGCTGAGCTGCACAGCGCGCTGCTCGCCAATACTGGCCTTGCGCCAGTTGCGGGCAAAGAACTCGGTCAACAATGCACGGGTGCCATTGTTTTTCTGGAACAAACCCGCATTGCTGGCCCAAATGCCGGCTTCGGGATTAGAACGGGTGCGAATGCCCACATGCATCAACAAGCGCTCGTAGGCGTCAAGTCGGTCGTTCGGCTCGCTTGGGTTGATTTCCTCCAAAACACGGGTCAACGTGGGGGGATCTTCGACGCCCGCATCTTTCATGCGGCTTGCCACGTTCGCATAAATCTCAGATGGTTTCTCTTGAAACTGTTCCCACAGTTCACGAGTACCCAAGTTGGTGATCTTCATGTCCATTCCTTATATCTCCTGTTACAGTCGGACCACCACAGCCGTGGTTGTACCCGCATCAATAATCATGCCGCGTGCTACGCCAAGTTCTGCCGCCGTGCCGGTGGCAACCTCGCGAATGTACCCTTCAGCGCTCGATGCATTCAACGCGCCGACAATCTTCTTGCCAGGTGTCAGCGATGCACCGTTGCCCGCAGGCAAAGTCATGTAGCCATCAACCTGCACAACTGCGTAGTTGTCCTTGGATACACTAACGAGCTTGCCAACTACCTCTTCACCATTGCCGACCGTTTCGACGGTCTTATTAGCGGAAAACCCTACAGCCAGCCCCACTTTGTCACTGCCGTTAGTGGCGGTAGCGCTGTATGTGATGGTGCTGTTATCAATTAGAAAGGTGATGTACTCGGCATCAATGCCGTCAAACGCCACCGTGTCGCGTGGATCTGCCATGTCTCTCTATCTCCTAGTTATTGGCTTTTGCCAGTTCAATCCAGTTCGTGCCATCCGACTGGAGTGTGATCGTGTCGTATTGCCCAAGCGCTGCATTGGCGCTTAGTTTGAGCGTGCCGGTATCGGTCAGTGTGATCGTGTTGCTGCCCACATTGACCAAAACCAAAATGCGCCCTGCTGCGTGGCCTGTAACGCTACTGGTGCCACGTGCCGCCGCTGCGGTAATGCGTTGGTAGGTGAAGAATATAAACCGGAACTTGTTTTAATGAGAAACGAAAAACCGTTAGTAGTTGATAAGCCTACATTTTTCAAGGATATGCCGATTGGCTCAAAAGTAATTCCATTCTCAAAAATCGGAAACGATAATATGATGTCAATGAGTGAAACCAACGAGCTTTTAAAATCAATTCGGGATAAGCAAACGGTGAGCGTGAATGTAAACGAAAAAATAACCACGTATTTAAGCGGAAAATTTGGCTATACAAAAATACTTAATTCAAAATTTAAAGTATAATGAGAAAACGAAATTACATATTTAAGTTTTATGATATAGATAAACAGCTTTTCACCAACCTTCAAAACGAAATCGAAGAATGGAAAGAATTTGGAGTGTCTTTCGGAAGAGAGAAAAACAAAACTACAATCGTAAAATCATATTCCGACAGTTTCACATTTATTGGAGCGGATGCAAATTATTTAAGAAACATTCTATACATGAGAGGATTTAACGCTCGGATACGTATTAACATTTATTCAGTAAATTATTTTGAAGCTGAAAAATTGGAGTACTCAGGATTTATTGACTTATCAAACGCTGAGGATTCAAACGTTTTTAAGTGTCCGATTTATGCCGGAGGTTTTTTTTCGGCATTGGATAATAATTGGAGTGAAAAATATAGCCTATCACCGCACACAGTAAGGCGAATGGTTGGCAGGGATATTGCCTTAACAGCCTTTGAAAACGTTGAATTTAACGGAGGTGAGTACGCTTATAAAGAGATTTTGGGCATTGAAAACAATGCAAAAGTGCCATTGACAGGGACAAGCTATAAAGACGATGGCGCAGGCAATACGATAGTGGATAAATATTATGTTAGTTTTTTGCCAATTAAAATTAAAAACGAGAATAAAAACTCAAAATTAAAATATTTTAAAGATGCTTCAAACTTGGCTGTGGACACCACGATAAATGGAGTTTCAGAGATAAATTGTTTTATTTTTGCAAACAACAAATTAAATGCCGGAAATTTTACTTTTTCAGTAAATAATTGCGGAAATATCTATTTTAATGACACTGAAGCATATATGGATAGTCTACATACTGCAAGTCAAATAACTAAAATAAACATATTTTGCAGATTTGGCGTTTATCTTTATAATGAAGTTATTGGTACTGAAGAATGGTCTCCGAATGAAAATCTATTAAATGCCTCACAAACATCGTCATTGATAACAACATACAAGCCATCAACAATGATTTCTTTGAGAAGTTATACAAATTTCAACACGTATTACACAAACGAAGAAGGCTCTCCCGTAACGCACATAAAAATAAGCAATATAAATTTGTCTCACAATGCAGACAGCGGACAATTCAATTTAATAAAGAACAATTACTATGATTTTGCGTGGATTAAAGATGAGAATGCAAGCAGTGGTATGTATGCCGCATTTGGAATATCAGATTTAAGTTTTCTTTTTTATGATTCCAATAATAATATCATCGGCGGGAGTTATAATAAAAATGATTTAGAATTTGAATTTACAGACAATTTTGAAGTAAAATATTCAAACGAAAACTTCATAATCAACAGAAATAAATTGATTCACGGGGTTAAAATGAACTATTTATTTACTGAATTAATGGATAAAATTAACGTAAATCAATACAATTTAAATATAGACACGGAAGAATTGGA